CAAAAGCATCAACCGTAGGGCCGCCAAACTGCGTGTACTGAGCATTGGAAGTAGATGACCCAATCGGTGGAAATAACGAAATCGTGCTCATACGATCAAGCCTCCAGAGGCCGTGATCGTGCAGCCTGTAGTCGACCCTTGAACCTGAATAGTAGTGCCGAATGACATCGCGATGGCGCCAGTCCACTGCATCGTGCTGTAGCCGGGCAGTGCAGCATTATAAAAAACAGCATTGCTCGCTCCGGCTGTCCCATTAGGCGGAACAATAGAGACGTATATCCCAATGGGAGAGGCCGTCGTGTTGCAAATCTCCATGTCACGCAAAATGGCCGTTGACGTGTTGGGGACTGTGTAGATAGTGGCGTAACTTCCCGTTATAGCCGCCTGCCCCATCTTTGTCGCAGAGGCGAGTGAGGCCAAGATATTCATAGACGTCGCGATGCTGTTGATGCCAACAACACCGTTTTTCTGAGCCGTCAGAATATCTGAGAATGAAGTACTCATCAGAACTTGCCGTCCTGCTGAACTCGATATCTGATGTTACCGATACGCCAAAAGCTGTCAGCGTCATTGCTCTCGAGCGTAATCGAAACAAGGCGTCCTCTGAACCGAGGCGTGATGTACTCCGTCGACTTTGTCATGGGGAACGGGCCGTACGTCTTTGGAGTAGCCCCCGCATAATCCAAAACATTGAACGTCAAATTGACGGTGGCATTTTGAGGGCCGCCAAACTCGCCCCACTTCATGTCTGGCCAAATTTGATCGATGAACATTTTTAGGTCAGCCTCATTCAAGACGAAGTAACCGGTTGTAAAACTTGAAACCATTGGAATCGTATCGTTGTTGTAGCCCACTTCATGTTGATAGATGTAGTTATTGTTTCCATCAGCGCCGATTGGAGCACCAAAGACAGACTGGTCAATCCATGCCGTACGGGAAAGAGTGCCGTAATCCCAAATCTGCAGGCCTACGTTGTATTTCACGTAGGCATTGACTTCGCCCCCGTTGCTATCGGTGGGGTAGTACCAAGTCACTTCATCGAATCGCGTATTGACCGCGCACCGAATCTTATCGAGATTATTGAGGTCGAGGTCTTGGAAGATGACGTCCCAAACTGGGCACGAGACTGTCTGCACGCCAGATCCAGCAAGAGTGAAAAACTGCGTGGGGCCCATCCAGTAGAAAACACCGTTGATGGCGCCCGCTGCCTTTTTGGCAATCAGACCGCAATTAGCGCCTACTTCATTAAATGAATAGATGAAGGGAGGACCAATGTATTGCATTGAATACAGGTTGATGTCAGTCCAAACAAGGGCTTGCTGGGCTGCCTGCAAGCACCCTACAATTCTTGATCCCTTTGGAAGTCTGAATTGACCTGCTTGGTTGGTGACAGTCCCAATCCAAACCTCATAATTATTGACGTCGCACCATCTCAGCAGTAAGGGGTCAGGAACGCCTGTCACCGTCGAACCCCATGTCACGATTTGCCTTTGAGGCATCGCCACAAAAGAGCCATCGTTATATACAGGGCCGTTCGACAAGATGGTCGAGAAAGGCTGACCAATCAAAGGGTCCCACTTGTATACAGGCTGGAAAGGTGTTTTGAAAACGTAAATGCCGCCGCCGCTTACGTAAGCAGCCGTTTCCGTCGAGGCGACTGTCAAGCTTCCTGCTGCAGAGGCCGTCACGTAATATGAACCATTATATGCCACGGGGTTTACGTTTGTGATGACGACATACTCGCCCACAACAGGCGTGTAACTTTCAGAGAACGTAAAGGTGGCTGCAGTTCCTGTTGTGGAAATGCCGGTGATTGTCAGGTTGATTTCTTCTTCAATGGGCGTCGAGATAATCTGTTCGCCCCAATTGTCGAGCGTCCAGTCTTCGGCATTGATGGCATCGCCCGTGGCAGGAATAATTCCCGTGCCAGTGCCGTATCCGCCTGACCCGTAAGTTCCAACACCGTATCCGGTGCCCGGCGGGACAGCACCCAAACCAAAACTGTAAATGTATCGGGTTCGCCCGCCATTTAGCGTTGCGGTCGCTGTAGCAGTTGCCTCAACGTCGCCGACAATAACGAACTGGCTCGAGCTAATAACTTCAATGACAATGTAATTGCCATAAATCAAAACGCCGCCTACTAAAGTCGGAGTGACGACAGAAAAAGTCGAGCCTAAGGTTTCGCCATGATCCGCAAAAGTGACTGTAATTTGGTCATCGCCACTTACTGTGTCAAATACAGGGAGCGTGGGAGACGAAGACGAACTTCCTGCTGCAAGGGGGGCGCCTAAAGCATCTTTGGCCTGAATATGGTAGGCAGTCGCTGATAAGAAGTTATCAGGGTTGCACTGATACAAGCCAAAGATAACAAGACCGCCAATGCTGATGGGGGTCGCGACATACACTGAGTTGTAGATAGTTTGGTTTTGAATAGTGGTATCTGTAATCGTAACAATCGAACTTCCAGCCGTTGTCGAAACAACGGGCGTGATATTGTCCTCGAGACGAGTTGGCGTAATAATTTTCTCAGCCCCATCGCGAATGGCTGATAGATTTGTTTCAAATGTATTCGTGACGTTTTGAGTCCCCACGCCAAGATACTTGTTGGCTTCGGTATCTTGCCAAGCCCACAAAGCGCGGACAGTGGCCAGCATGTAGTTGGGGAAAAACTTAACCCAGCCCCCAAGCTTTTGAACAAGCCCAAGCCCTGTCCGGTCATAAATAAACCGGATCAACTGAGATTCTGAAATACCTGCTTCATTTAAGGCTGGCGTTTGATTTTGATCTACGCCGGGCCGTAACTTAACTGATGCGTGAGGCATGAATTATCTCGGAGGATTTGCGATAGGGGTGGGGCTATAGGACGTCCATGCCCCAGATTCAAATTTCTTTCTGAACTCCTCAACTCCCGCCCCGCGCAATAGGGCCTGATATTGACTCTCGTAACTTTGTGCCATGGCCGGATCATCCGACTGGCGCCCGAAGTTTCTTTGAAAGGCGCTGATGTAAATCATGCTCGCCATGAGTAAAAGGTCAGGCAGATAATTACTGATAAACGTCGTGCCCGTCGCCGCAAGAACAGGCGTTGCCGTGTTCTTGGCAAGAGTCGGCATCCTAATCGTGCCCGTTGCGGTACCGGTATAAGTGGTATCGCTGTAAGGGCCAAATAAGACATTGATGGACGTATTGCCGCCTGTCGTCCTGTCGCCCCCATACATCGCAAAGTACTTGGGGATACCTCGAGAGCCAGCAGCCGTGTTGCCATATACGTTTTGCAGGAACTCAACGGTCGTCGGCAAGAGAGGGTAAGCCACCCCGTTGAAAAGAATCACCATGGTCTGCAGCGTGACAAAGTCATCTGCATTAATTTGCAGGAGATTTGTCGCCGTCGTAAACGTGACAGGCAGAGACGTTTTCAGGTTCAGTAAATCAAGATCGCGCTGAATCCGAAGCTCGGCATAGTTCAGCATCTGCGGGATCAGGTCATTAAATGACTGATCGACACCCTGCACGATACCGCCGACCGTTTGGGTGTCGACGACAGCCAAGGTCGCAATTTGCGTCACGTAGGAGTTGTAGGTCAGCGGTGTAGTTGCGACAGCCATAAGGTGTTACCGCCCTCTGCGCAGGTATTTGGCTGGATGATAACGAAAACTACGGCTGGGCACTACACGATAAAGCTTTCTCCACAATCTTCAGATTGTTTTGCAGCCTTTCATTGTCTGGCGCCTTTTCCAAAGCCAGCCGAGCCTGAGTCAGCGAAATCTCCTTGAACCCCAAATTCCAAGCAGCAATGCTCGCCAAATCGTGAGGCTTGGCTCCCCAGCAGGCGGGGTCCGAAGTGTGCAGGTAGTTCCTCTCAGTAATGTGGACGGCATGCATGGCAGCACTGTAGCACTCGAGCCAAAGGCCCCAGTCATAACATGCTTGAGCCAAATCTACCCACGGCTCGCGCAGGGTAGGCACTTCAGCGCAGGCTCTCCTGAACCATCTTTGGGCCTCAAAACCTTTGTCGAGGGCCTTATTGGCTTTTCCCAAAATACGCATCATATAGACCCGCTCGTGACCCCAGTGAGCCGTAGGAAGGTCTAAATATCGGGTTGCCTCGGCAATGCACTTTTCCCATTTGCCGTAATAAAAAAGCTCACGGGCGTAGTAGTACGCCATGCGGTGACAGGTTGGGTTTTCCTTGGTTGCCTTTTCCAAGAGAGGCAAATACTGCCCTCTAGACTTTTCGGCGTCGGGTTGATGCCGAATCAAAATGTCATCGTGGCGAACAATCTTTTCAGGGCTAATTGGGATGATGTATTCGTGGATAGGGAAGCGCCATTCGTAGTTGGTGCGGGCGTGAATCTTTTCGGCATAGAAAATATGCCCGCTGCCCCAGTCCTGTTTGTACCGGATTCTCCCCGTGCCGGGCGTCCAAAGCCTCTCGATAACATCCCGCCAGTTGGGCTCCAAAACCTCATCCAGATCCAAAGCAATGCAAACCTTGGCATCTGAGGGGACAAGGGCGAGGGCGGCATTCCTTGCATGGTCAAAGCGCCACGGGTCGATGTTGATGGGATGCACCGTGGCCCCGCAGGCTCTCGCAATTTCGACCGTCTTATCGGTGCTTCCCGTGTCAGCGATGACAATGTAATCCGCCCCTTTCGCAGACTCTATGAATCGCTGGACATGCTTTTCTTCATTCTTGGCTATCGCATAGACAGCGACTTTGATGTTTTCGCGATACGTGTTGAGGGTCGTCATCCACTTTTGATGGGCGAAGATAGGCCCCTTTCCCTCATGCTTGACGCCTGTGTAGTGCTCAGGAATGAAGTAGTGCGAGGGCCAGACATGAACATTCTCAGGGTGCTTTTTGTAGACCTCTGTGAATAAAACAGGGCCAGTCTTGATCCAAGCCGGACCATCAGGAATCGTTGGGTCATTCTTGATGGCTTCGATGATTTCTTTAAAAAGGGGGTGACCGGCGGCTGAGGCCATGTATCCCATGGCAATCAAGTTGGGCCTCGTGACCTCATTCTCCCAAGGCGCACAAGCTGAGTTGCAGAATAACCAGTCCTCGAGAGGCGCTACGCATTCGCTGTCGGCATCCACTGCAAAGCCGCCATGGGTGTACAGGATCTCGTACCGCATCATGTCAGCAACGCCGTTGTACTGCTTTTGCTCGAGATACGTCTGAATGTGGGCGCTGTTTTCCCAGTTCACCCCGTGAAGCTCTTCGTTCCCCCAGACCTTAACTTCCCAGCTTGGGTTTTTGTCGATCCAAGTCTGGATCAAATCATCAGGGCGTTTTTTCTCATCGCCTATCCAGACAATGTGAATCGTGCGGGGGATGCTTTTGAAAAGCTGGCCGCTCTTTGACCAAGCGTATACGCCGATCCTATTGTAGACGCCGCCAAGGACAGGGTCAGTGAAAAGGGATCGAGCCTCTTCATCTGTCCAATCATCTTTGACATGACGCTCGTAGGGGTTGCCTTCGTATTCCCCTTGAGGCCAGTGTCCTATAGGTATGCTAGCAATGACAGTTTCTGAGCAAGCCTGAAGCTTTTTGATGAGGGCCTTGGCTTCCTCATACGTCATATGCTCGAGAACGTCACCCGCAAAAGCGACGTCATACTGATCAAAGGGCTCCCATTCTCTAGCATCCCCTATGATCAAAGTATTGTACAAGTCATGAAGACTGTACTTTTCGACGTAGGGTTCCCAGACCTCTACGCCTGTCCATTCAGCATCAGGGAAGAGCTTGGCGTATGTGCCAACCCCGCACCCGATATCAAGCATTTTTTCGTGTTTAACTGTGGAAACGATTCTCTGTATTTCTTGCTTACCATTCGTACTGCTGTAAGGCATACCTATCCCGTGATGTAGTTCACCAATAGTAAAAGAATAGTTCCGAGAGATCCGAGGATGGTCGTCACGGCCCAAACAATAGACCGCTCAATCTTTTTGAGGCGCGCATTGACGGCAGTAATGTGGATGTCAAATTGCTTCGACATGGCCTCATATCTTACTGCACAAACGTCAATGTGACTGTCCACTTT